CCTTGCTCGGTCAGCAATTGACATTTTAAGGAAGTCGCCCTTGGTCATCCCCAAGGGAGCTATCAAAGCTTCGGCCGATTCCTTCATCTGTCGGGCTTTTGCAAGTGTAGGAATTGAGCGCAAAGATGAGTCTAAGTTGCTCAATAGGTTCTGACTCATCTCCTCTCCACGCCTCAAAGCCAAATAGGCTGCTCGCTCAGGGAAGGAGTGAATTGAGTAACTATCACGAGCAAATGACTGGAGGAATGGGCTTGCCCGCTTCCAGTCCGTCATCGCTTCCGTGGCAGTCAGGATACTCGACAGAGCTTGCTTCCCTGCGTCACCATAGTTCTTGGTGAATTCCTTGTATTTGGAGAAGTCTTCGATGGTGTCAACTACGTCCATCAAGAACTGGTCTTTCGAGATGGCGGGAATACCCGCTGAATTCTTGGGTAGCAAGTCATACGTTTTCTGAAGGGTGTCGTCTAACGAAGTAGTCAAGTTGGACGCAACCTCATTCATTGCATTGCGACGAGAGTAGACTTGCTTGCTCCAAGTTTCAGTCACATACCCCAATATTTGCTCAGGAGATAGTTTTTGGTCACTCTCTACAATTTGGTTAATTCGGTCTTTGGTTTGCTGTAATTGAAGTATCTCACTATTGAGACCAGAAGACGCATCTGAACCAACCAATTCACGAACAGCAGACATTACCGCTGGGTCGGAGTAGGCATCTTCTGCCAAGTCCCCGAATTGCAAACGCTGACGACCAGATCCACCCGTGAAAAAATTCATCTTTCGGTTTTGGATTTTACCGTCTTTGTCGATCACATACGCGCCGGTCTCGTTTTTACCGAACAGAACGTCACCAACCTGGAACTTGGAAGTCTTGGCCTTACCAGCTTCGACCACCTTGCCCGTGCCTGCAATGTTTTGACCCAATTGACCAATTAGTCGGACCTCCTGGGAGATTAGCTCTTCCAGCATAGGTGCAGTGTTCTTGCCCGAGTATTTGGCGTGAATTGCCTTTAGCACGTCTTCTTGTTGCAGCTTTGGGTTATTTGTCAGTTCGCGAGCTTCTTCTAAAAGACGACCGCTCAACTGCTCCTCATACAAAGACTTATTGAGGACTGCCAGTGCCCCGGGGTCATTCGGAGCAGTGACACCCTCCATTTTACCCATCACATCCGTAGCTCGGGCTTCCGTGGAGAATTTAGCCAGGTTCTCTCCGGCTTCTTTGTAAGATTGCTTCAACTGATTTAGGTAGTCGTCTCCGGTTGTGACCGCCCACGCGGCTAAATCATTCATACCAGCTTTGGTATTTGAATTCAAAAGAACTGGGACGTGGGCATCCCCCATACGTTGGGCAGCCATTGCCTGTGCAACGATGTCCTCGTTCATTTTGTAATTGTTGTGGGTAGTTCTCCGGCCTTTGACGGTTTTACCCGTGGGTCGAATCTCGGCTGGGGAGGGTAGGTAACTTGCGTCTTTCCAATTACCTTTCACCCCTTCCTCAACAACCCGGTCGGCCATAGCCATCAACTTGGGTGATTCCAAGTTGAAGCCTTGTTGTTTGGCAGCGTGTAGAATTACGTCTGCGTGAACAGTCCCCAGTTTCGGGGCGGCAGTCCCTCTCTTGCGAGGTCCCGGCAGATTGTATTGGATTGCTTGTTCCTGAAGGATGCGACGGGCTTCTCTGGTTTTACTGTTCGCTTGACCCAATTCACCAAAGGTTTCAAAAGCTAGGTCATCTAGCTTTGAATTAGCTTTTCTAGTAAAGGTCTCGATTAGTCCACCGACAGCCACATCGTTTTGAACACCATACTTTGCAGCAGACTCTGAGATAGTCTTTCTGGCAAGCATAAAAGGAGCTTCATCAAAGTATTTGCCCGTGTGCTGGAAGTTGTCCACCAAACTCGTGACTGAATCCCGCCACACCTGGTTGTAGGTATCGGCAATTAACTGCTTGTTGATGCCTGGGACATAATCGGGTATCTCACCCGCAGTCATCTCCAAGTCGTGAAGCGCATTCCCAGTCGAGTATTTAAAATTGGGGTCATCAAAGGTTTCGGGCGCGTTCTTCAGCAGCCGTTCAAACTTGTCTGACTCCTGTCTGAATGCAGTTACTGCTTTTCGACCAGCCACCACTTGTGGAATGATGGGCTCAATCTCTTTGAGGGTGTTTTGCTTGAGACCTTCAAATTGCTTCAGACGCATTGCTAATTGGTCTTCGGTTTTAACAGCCGAAAGAACCTGGGGGTATCCTTTGAGAATCTCTGCCAATGCGGTGTCTTTGGATTTCAGGTCGTTCTGAATACTGTTGAGTGACGCCTTGATCTGAGTAATCACTTGCTTGGGAGCATTCGGATTCTGAGCGACTTGCTGTAACTGCTCCTCGACCTGTGCTTTACGCTGAACCAATTGTGCCTTCTCAGACGCCTGCTGTCTGAATTCCTGCGCAAAGGCCTGTTGTTCAGGAGTCATTTGCGCTTGCATATCTTGGACTTGTTGTTTGACGGCTTGAACCTGTTGCTCGGCCTTTTGTAATTCAGCTTGCTTCATTTGAATTGTGCTCTCAGCACCAGCAACGATTGGCTCTAACTCATCTGCAGTCTGACGCATTTTACCGGAGTAGACTTTTGCCTTTGCCAGGCGAGTTTGTTTCTCGGCTGCCTGCATTACTGCTTCTGCAGCACTCATCGCTGAATCAGTGAACGAGTTCTTGTAAACATCATCCAGCTTGCCCCACCACTTGTCCAAGTTGCGGGAGATGGTTTGCATAACTGGTGAATTAGCTCCACCCATCTTTTTGAGGATGTCATCCCCATACATCTTAAGACCGGAGCCTAATAGTCCGGCCCCAGCACCAACGGTGGCATATTCCCGCAAGCCCGGGTCCATATCAATTCCAAGCAGATCAGCAATAGGATTGATAAAGCCCATACCTACTACAGGTGCTGTCACCGCTCCCACACCCGTGCGCTTTAAAGTCTGAACCGCCGGAGAACCCGAATTCATAAATTGTGCTACAGACCCAAGCATCTCAGGCTTGCGGACTAACCCACTCATCGCACTCTGCAGCACGGCTGGGAAGGCGATTGACCCAAGGGTCATCAGGCCTCCTGCAACCATACCGTGTTTGATTGAATCCCAAGCGGCCGTTTTGAAATCTCTGGTGTCACTTCCATCTACTGAATTCTGCATCCACTCGACCAGGCCGGTCCCAATTTCGTTGGTGGTAAATAGCCCACCCAGAGCCGCCATATCCCGAACAAAATTTCCTTTGCCTTTGAGTGTGTGATTCAGGTATCGGGTAATCATCGGAGTGGCAGAACCCTCCATTGCAGCCGCTTCCGAAAAACCGGCAAAGAGCCCACCAATCACTGGGACGTTCTTTGTTGCAGTCCCGAGTAGTTGGGCCCCTTTGAGCATATTGGAAAACCCAACAGCATAACCCGCAAGCCAAGGTAGGGTAGAGGTAACCAATTGCCGGTCGCCACGCATCAACCAACCGGGCAGACCCGGACCCATTTCGTCCATAACCCCTGACATCAATACTTCGCCTTCTTTACGGGCTTGCTTTCTCCAGTCGGGAATTATGTGAAAAGGAGTAGCCGTATGGACAAACCCGCTGAGCATATTGTGAATATCCGCGAATACCCCCGTTCTGGCGGTAAAGGCTGAATCCAAAGCCGCGTTGTAGTTTTGGAAGGTCTTGTTGTCTCTCAGTCCAGGGATTTGCTCTAATGCACGTCCTACTAAATTAAAGTTAGACTTCTCACCTTTGGGAACGTCTCCGACAAATGTATCGTGAGCAGTTCTAAGTAATTCAGCAAACCGCTGGGAGTAGGAACGGGCAGCCTCGGCTGGGAACAGGGATACCTCATTGGAAGCTTTCTGTGCACCCAGCTTTGGGCCAAGTCCCTTACGTAGGTATTCCTCGACTACCTTTTCACTCGTGAGAACCTGTGGGTCTTTTTCCTTGAGAATCTTGTAGACGTAATCACGGGTTTCCCTGGGGAGGGATTGTTTCCCATTGAGGAAAGCCTCCATCGCTCCAGGACCCATATTGTATGCTGCCAGGCTACGGGCGTAATTACCGTCAAACTTGGTCAGCATATTCTTCAGGTAACGAGCACCAGCTTTCAAATTGAGCATCTCGTTGTTACGTAATTCAGCTTCAGGGACACCCATCTGATTGGCTAGTTCTGCTGCAGTTTGCGGCATTAGCTGGGCATAGCCGAAAGCCCCAACGGGAGACACTGCCTTGAAGTTGAAGTCTGATTCAGTAGAAATCATCCTGGCAAAAATGTCTGGGTCGAGTTGTTCCAATTCAGCTACTCGAATTGTCTTGCCGACCGGAGTCTTCAGGTCGTGTGAATTAAGAAATGGAGCCACGTCTGCGAACTTTGGATTCTTAGCCCCCTGGTGTGGGACAGCCTTTTTCTCTTTGGATTCGTCACGGTCAAAGAATTGGTATGCTCCAGGAGCGTTCTTGGCGTCCGTATACCAAGCAAGATGGAAATGAGCATTGCCTCCTTTATGTCGGCCCCGTCTGCCTTTGCTATCGTATTCGTGGGTTTCATCATAGAGAGTGGCGAATTGCGACTGCCAAGCCCACTTCTTCATCAATTCAAGAATTTTGGGGTCCTCATCGGCCCATTCACCGTTCTTCTTGATATTCACATCGACAGCATTGCCTGCAAAGTGATGTGACTCTGGACCGTGTTTATCCGCCGCAGACCCAATGGATAATTCATACCCATTGCGTTTGGCCAAACTGTGTAGGTCGTAGAGGCCATTTAGAACGGGCTCTCGCAACCCATTCAAATTGACTCCAGCCTGGGCGTATTTCGTCAACTCAGCCAGCTTCTTGCGGGCCGGAACCTGCCAACCGTTTTGCCATTCTTCTACGGGTTTGCCCTGATTACGGGCTTCAGCCGCAGACTGTTCGTAAGACTTTGGGTTGGGAGCCCGGGCAGGGTATTCTGGCAAGTCCGTGTTGTGTGCTAACTTGCTAATATCCGCCTGAAGTGCCTGAGCTAATTCAGGGTCATTAATTGCTAGTTGAGCCTGTTGCGGGGGGGTGAATTTGGCTGGGTTCGCGAGCTTCTCAATCTCAAGCCCTAAATTCACTTTCCAATCTTCGTCGGCAGCAGGCGCTTGACTCGGCTCCGGTGCCGCTGGTGCTTGTGACTGTGTGGGGGCTGCTTGTGGTTTGAAATCAGAAACGACCGGCTCAGTTGGAATCTCAGCCGGTTTCTGTGGGGCTTCTTCTTTTGCTGGAAATGCACTGGAGGGTAGTGCTTCATACTGGTATTCACTACCGACGTTCTCTAATCCATCCATTATTTGACACCTGCAGAATTCAGATTGTTGAGGTAGATTTGGTAAGCCCGTTTGCGCTCATCCGCCGTAGGAAGAGCCTGAGCAAGAGTAGTCCCGCCTGGGGCTGCCAAGTCGAGGAATTGAGACATACTCAGTTTGGTGACCTTACCTTGAATAGTGGCTGTGGATACTTTGCTAGCAATGCTATGAAGGGTTTCATCTCGGGACTCCACCACCTTACCATTGCGGACCACCTTAGTCCCATTTGGGACCAAAGCTCCATCATCTAAAGCAACGGAACCATCCCGCTGAGCCTTGATGTGATTAGCCGCATTGTAGAATTCAATCGACAGTTGGGTTCCGTTTCGCAGAGACTCCCCCAAGATGTTCTTGTATTCAGATGCGATTTGCTCAGAGATAGCAGGGCCTTGTGAATTACTAATTGGGCCTGGGGTGGTGGGGCCGGCTGCCGCCCTGTTTCCGGTCACTGCAGAAGTCAAAGCCTGCCAACCCTGAGCCAGCAGATTTCCAGGTTTATTGGCTTCAGTAGCCAACAGCGACGCCCCAGTTAAAGTAGCCCAATCTGCAATGTTGTCTTTGATGGTATTGGCCGCTTCTCGTTGCTTGGGAGTCCCTGCGTTTTCCAGAAGCTTAGCAGCCTCAATCTGACTTTGAATTAGTTTTTGGTTCTGGAGGGTGGCGGCTGTTTTACCCATACCACGTAATTGTGCTTTCTGTTGTTCGGTCGCCCAGCGCAAGTCTTGATCACGAGCAGTCAACTCATTTTGAATTTTGTGATTCAAAGCTGACTCTTGCAAAGTTAGGTATTCAATTGCGTTGCGATTACTAGAAATCCCTAGGTCAGCCGCAATTCGCTCACGGGAGATCAAGTTCTGGTCATAGTCAACCTGCAGTTTGGACATATCGAATCCTCTACGCCAGAGGTTCTCGTTCTGTTCCATCACCAGGCGCTGAACTCCGACATTTGCATTCATCAAGTTGACCGAAGTTTGACGTTCATCATTGGCAATTTCACGAGCTTTCATTTGCAAAGCCTTGCCAGCTTTGTCTTGTTCAAGAATTGCAGCAACCTCGTTCTGAGGTATGCGCTTACCTAATTCAGTTAACTGGGTGAGTTGGTAAGCCGACAGTTTTTGCATTCGATTGATAATTGCAGACGCTTCCTTAGCAGCCGCATCTCGTTGGCCCTGAGTCATACTGTTTTGCAAAGGGGCTGAAGTTAGAACAGCTAACCTGTTGATGTCCTGGACAGCCCCAAGAGACCCACCCGGGTAAGCTGAAATTGAAATGCTCGGCTTGTGGGTATCGTTGTATCCATCCACCAACACGTCAATGTCAGAAACTACCGACCGGGCGGTTGAGTGAATTCGTGCAATCTGCTCAGGACTGGACAACTCCGGGGAACGAAAAATTTTCATATTGTCTCGAAGCGCCATCATCTTGTCTGCAATGGAGCCGGCCCGACGTTGTTCCTCAATGCTCATCTGACGCGGAGGAAGCTTGTCCTTGACCTGGGGAAGGTAGGTGCTGAGGTAATCCGGGTTGGTTGCCTGGGTGAAGTCAAAGGTCGCAGCATCTGCCGCTACCCCGGACTCAAGCTGGGACTGGCCAGCCGAAATCAAGTCCGACGTAGGAGAAGTGAATTCACCTACTGTCGAACCCTCCATTCGAGGCTGTTGGGGTTGCTGAGAAGGTAGCTTGACCTCTGGGAAGGGGTCGAGTTCTTCGTTCCACTTGCCCGTGTTGAAGTCATAACCCAATTCCTGTTTGCGTCGTCGGTATTGCTCGGTCTCATCAACCTGGTCTGCCGTTCCCTGTAACGCGGGGTCGTCAATACCGGTCCACTTCCCAGAAGCCTTCAACCTATCATTCAAAATAGTCCGTTGTTCTGGGGACATCCCACGAGCAGCAATTACCTGGTCGGTGGCAATCTTGCGCTGTGCCTCCTCATTCGCAATCTCTTGCTGTTCTTCTTGAGGAGTAGTAAACCCAAAGACCTCTTTACCAATGAATTTTCCAGCCTCAGCCGCCAAAGGTGCTGCTGCTTGTGCAAACAGTTGGGGAAAAACACCGTTCGCGTTTACGTTATTGTAATTACGGTCTTGGAGGACTTGAGGCTGGAAAATCTGTGGCATCTTACTGGCGACCTCTCAATCGACTAATGTGGTCATCTTGTTTTTTCAATTTTTCAGATGACGCATCCCTCTTCAAATCCATGAATTGACGAAGTGTAATTTCACCACTTCTTCTTTTTTGCTTCAACTCAGCTACTTTATTGTCATATTCTTTTACGTATGGTCGGCTGTTATATTCTTGAGAAGACTTTTCAAATTCTGCCTTTCCTTCTGGGGAGTTTTTGTAGTTCTTTCTCTCTTCTCTCAATTGTCTTTGACCTTCTGGTGTTTTTGAAAGTTCAGTTATTCGACTGAGTTTTGGCATATATTTTTTTGCTGCTTCATCTCCTTCCTTAGTCCTAGGTCCAAAATAGTCTTCGGGATTACGCGAACCAGATTTATTGGAAACAGGGCTAGTTCTCAGCCCTTTGGATGCGGCCTCTGACCTTTGTTTGGCTCCCTCTTTTCTGAGGGGAATTGCGGGGTTCTGGACTGGTGGGGATGAGCCCATTGGAATTGCGTTCTTACGTGCAGGCAAGTTTCTCTCTTTTACCGATTTAGGATTTTGCGCCGCCTTCAAAGCAGTTTCCGCAGAAGTTTTTGCAACTCCTTTGGTGCTGGCTGCTCGGACAACCCCACCAGCAGGAACTTGATTCCTGTTTTCTCTTTTGGATACCCCAGTAGCACTAGGCATCTTCATTACGTCATTGGGTTTAGCCTCGACGTTTGGTCTGGTCGGTCTTCCTTTGGTAGCTTGAGTTACTCCTGAGAATTTGTTAGGAGGTTGTTGAGACTTCATATCAACCTTAATTGGATTTTTCAAAGGAGCAGATGTGGGAGTGTTTCTATACAAATTACCCGGACTATTGGAAATTCTTCCAGAAGTTTGCTGGCGCGGGGGTGTGGTTCCACGAGGAGCACTTCTAGCACCAACTGAGCCGGCACCAAGTATGTCCTGCATTGAATTCATACCTGCAAATACGTTATTAGCTCTTCTCCGCTTCTCAGACTCTTGGGCGGCCAAATCTGCCATTTCTGGGTCAGTTCGCCGACGAACCCTGACTGGGTTCTCCTGCGTCTTGACATATCGAGTGTTGGGGTCAGCCTCCTCAAAACGGTCTGCCGGAGTGTTTGACCTGAATTGAACATCCCCAGGCTTAGCAGGCAATGCTGGCTTTTTGACTGTGGGTAAGGGCATACCAGGAGTTCTGTCCGTATAATTCGATTTTGATTCTTGGCTTACACGACCCACTCTTTCATCGAAACCAGGTTTTTTCCGAGTTCCAGTTTTGGCGGCCCCAGCCGCATTTTGTTCCAAAGTAGGTCCTTGATTTTGCATTGCAGATGTGGGGGATGCTGCCCGTGATCGGGCCGCCATACGTGGAGAAGCAGAAGCTGGTCCATCAGAAGCACGGCCCACTGGCGGAGTGTAATCATCATACCCAGAACCGGTATTTGAATTACCAAGTTGAGGTCTGGCAGCGGGAGTATTCCGTTGGGGTGCAGCCGCCTTTGCAAAAGGATCGACCACAGTAGGTGCAGGCGCATTAGGAGAACCGACCTCTCCCATTTTTTGGTGGACCCAAGCAGAGATAGCACCATCCAAATTGTTTGCGGTGCTCATATCATACTGAGTTGGGTTCTCCTGATATGCTGCTCGGGCTGCTGCAATTCGGGACATCTTGTCCGCTTCAGCAGCCAACTTACGAACTGTCTGTGGGGTTGAATTAGAGATAATCAAATCATCAGCCCCCATCAGTTTGGCAGCCATTGCGGCTTTCTCTAATTCATCAGGAGTGATTTCATCTGGCATTGGGCCGATGGCAGGACGGGCCATCGCCCGAGCAGCTTCAGCCGCAGTTACCTGGACAGGTGCCGAAGGCGCTTCCGGCAACGGTCCAACAAATCTGCTGGGGACAGCTTTTTTCTCCTCGGGAGGAGCACTTGCTAAAACCTCAGCGCCAAGCCTAGCGTAATTGTCAAAACTATCCACAACAAACCTCCTACTATTTCTTCCCGCCTTTGGGCCACTTACCACCCATAGTGGATTTCTCTTTGTTCTCTGAGATCATATTGTTGACCAACTTGCCAGTTCCCAGAGTAGATGCTTTGGCACCCATCTTGCAATCGGTGCATCCGCTTTTCTTGCTGCCTTTCATTCCATCACCTCCTATCCCATACCGTTTCGCTGCAGTTGTGCAAGCATTGTCGGGAACATCCCCTCCAAACCAGGAAACTTCTGAAACATATCACGAACCGTCATTCCGGCATACACATCCGTTTCAGATGGTTGTTGGGATTGTTCTCCCTCTTGTGAATTCTGCTCGACCGGCGTAGTAGTGGAATCATTCACCTGACCACCGCCTGGATTCTCCAATGCAGATTCCTGGGTGGGTCCCACAAAACCGGGCTGCTGGAACGGGGTCTGGTTGCCCGACTGGGCAACGTCGGGTTTGCCGTCGCTGTTGTTATCCCCTACCATCTCAGCCATCTGCCCAATCGCCCCAGATAGATTCTGGGCATTGGGGTTTGTGATTGCCTTACCCATCGTGGCAATCATCCCAGCCGGACCACCGATATGCGGGGCTGCTGCACCTAGCAATCCGAATAGTGAGGACAGCAAACCGCCTTGCTGTTGCTGTGGTTGCTGTTGCTGAATTTGTGGATTGAACATCTTCATTTAGAATAACCCCTTTCCGCCTTGTTGGCCTTGTGTTTGTAGAACTGTTGGTGCCGCATATGGTAATTGACTAAAGATGCTCAGAGGTATCTGATACTGAGCATTGTAAGCCGCGTTACCCATATTGAACATTCTCTCGGCTGCTTGCGCCGCAGTGTTGGCAGCGTTAATTGGCATTTCCAAAGGATACTGCAGAGCCCCAGTAGCTAATTGCTGTCTCTGCAGTCCTAATTGGGATGCCTCTCGAAGCATCGAATTATTCGCATCCCGAAGCACTTCACGCTGCACTTGTTGCAACCCTGAATGGTAAGGCATATTCTCAAAGCCACCTTCCATCCGAAGCATTGCCTGTTCCATTGCTCGACGCTGTTCTTCACCTCCCGCTTGCATAAACGCCTGCTCCATAGGATTCAAAGTCGGACTAAACAGACCACCCAGGAATTGCGTTGCCTGGGGAGTGGTCTGACCAACCATTGACCCAATGTTTCCAGCCACACCTGCTAAGTTGAATAAGCCGGCAGTGTAATTCGGCTCCAAGAACTGCAAATATTCATTCACATTGTTGGGGATCCGGTTCCACTCAGTTGGTCCCTGGGGTTGTGAGTTGCCGCCTCCACCGGTAGTTGGGGCAGGAGTATTTCCTCCCCCAGTGTTGGTTGGGGTAGGAGTGAAGTTGCCCATTGGGTCATACGTCCCTGGAGTGAAGTTCCCGTTTTGTAATTGACCAGGAACGAATTGTCCATTCTGTGTTTGGCCAGGAACGAAAGTCCCATTGATAACTTGTCCAACCTGTTGAGGAGTTGAATTGGGGTTTCCATTTGGGTTAGGGGGAGTGAAGGTGGGCTGACTTGTCGGCTTCCCATCCAAACCCGTGCCGAATGATACTGCCATTTAGGCTCCTCCTTGCTGTTGTGGGGGCGGAGTTGGACCCTGTTGCTGGGGTGGGGGGAAACCAAACAAGCTCGCCAACGTCTGCTGAGAAAAGTTCTGAGGTATTCCGCCTTGGGGGGTTTGTTGGAAGTATTGCGCCAGGTTTTGTAAGAACGGTGTCCACTGGTTTTGGGTTTGTTCTTGTGTAGGTGGGGGAGGATTTGAATTACCTCCACCCTGTTGGGGGTTAGGGTTAGCCGGAGCTGGCATATTGCGAGCATTGATCTGTGCCTGGGATGCTCCTTGGGGTTGTGGTCCAAAGAACGGGGCGTGTTGTGAATATCCATAGGGATTCCCAAAAATGGTCGGATTAGGCCCAGCCATCTCAACCTGGCCGAAGTATCCGGTCGGCATATACCGAAAACCAGTCCCACGCTGAGCGAACTTCTGATTCGCGTTCAATGCTAATTCAGCGTGAGGCATAAATACGGGCTCCAATGGATGCGGAGTCCGCTGTGCATTAGTGTCAATTACCTGGGTGCTTCCACCCCCACCAGAATTTCCTCCCATATTATTCGACCTCCTTTGCCATCACAATGTATTTGGGTTTCCAACCGTAGGCACGTTCCGCCGCCTTTACGTTGAAATCAAGACGACAATTGCCGAATATAGAGTGACAACCGTTCGCCTTACAGAACTTCAGGAATTCTTCTTGTAGTGCTTTGATAGCTTCTACGTGACTACCGTGTCGAGCGTATACTGCCCGAATGAATAGTTGGGCTGAGTTGTGCACTATCCCATTGCTATCCGGGACGGGAGTCACAACCACCTGAGTAATTGCGAAAGCCAGGCACTGTCCACCCGACACAGCTCCAGGAGCATACACAGCCCAAACTTGCACAAGTGGGCTGGATAGGTTGGCCTTGAACAATATTTTGAATTCAGCATCTCCACCCTCGATTTTGAAAGCGTGATCTTTGCTGTCACGCAGCAGTCTCCAAATCTCGAATACTGCCGGGTAATCCTCTATGTCCGCCTTTTTAACAATCATCTCTGTCCCACAATCCCACTCAGATGGTAATTTAACTCAACACTCGAAGCCCACACGTATACGGAGTATCCAGATGGCACAGCGGCATTCAAGCTTTGATTATAGCTCTCGTCCTGTCCAAAGGTGCCAATCTTAAATATCACATTAGGTTGGTCGATTCCCGAGACTGGTGTGTAACTGTTCGGGCAAATCATCATAGCGAACTGAGCAGTTGCTCCCGAACAGTTGGCCACCATCAAATTGCGTAGAATAATCACGTTGTCATTAGTGACTGCCAACACTAGTGACCATCCAGCAATCGTCTCGCCCTGGTTAATCAGGGTTACAAGTGCTTGCTCTGTCGCATCTATCACCGAGTATTCCCCTCTGGGATAAACCCGATGGCCATCCCGGTGATTTTAGGTGAATTAACAGCGTTAGAAGTTCCCAACGTGAATTTGAAATTCTCTGCTATCTCTCTGCCCGACACATAGGGTTGTGAGACCCCATCAATTTGTTGAATTCCAAAATCGCTGAAGGAGAACCTGTCGAGGTTATCCCCCCAGAAGCATCCACAAGAAACTTGCCCATTATCAGCATACACTCGCATAATCTGGAGGGAGCCTTGCTGCGTCTTGTTGTTTGTCAATTGGGGTATTCTAATTACCCCGGACACCCAAATGGTGTCGAAAATGTTGTTGTCATCACTAGTCACAGTGAAGGAGGACTCGAAAATGTTGCCTTTGGCTGACCCAAGCAACACCTTTGATTGCCAAGTCCCAAATCTGAATTCAAAAGCATCTAGAATCTCATCCGCGCTAGCGTCGGTCCCCAAGTTGTAGACTCCCTCCCACCAGGAACCATTGCGGAGAGACAGGGTGAACATTCGAAGGTTCTTGCCTGCAGTCGGGCCGGTGGACTCGGGGACTATTAGGGTGTATAAATCGTTATCCCGGTCAATGAACGCACAGCTTCTGTCTAATTGGATGATGTTGGCCAAATCGAAGAAGCGGGGTCGAATAGCATCTCCAGCCGGCTGGGGCGTCTGCCCGGGGACATACACATACACGTTGTCATCCCCAAGCATAATTACTTTGCCATCTCGCCATTCTTTGATGGTCTTTGCAGAGATACAACCGGGTCCCTTTTGAAGAAGTTTGAATTCAAAAAAGTATGGGCTGGCAGCCGGCTCGCCTATGATTACTTCTCTAGATTTGAATACTGTAATAGTTGAATTGGGTCCACAGAACAACCCAGTAATCGGACTGGAGTCACTGGGGAGGTCGATAAACCTGGAACTACCATTGCCATCCGCAGAACCGGTAGACCAAATTAAAGGCTGGTTACGGTCGCACCAGGCAACACGAAATGGAGCCCGGTTACCTCCCGACGTGGAGTCCAAGGTGTTGGCAATTATGAGTCTTGATTCCGTTGCAGCAAGAAACTTGGGAGCATCCCACGGGCGCTGATTGGCGTTACTAATTAAGCTCGACAGGGTTACCAAAGTCGTCCCGTTGAAGACATACAACCCGGTATTGCCCGGAGCCAAATACCATCGGTTACCAAAATTCACAGACTGGGGTGGTGAGTTGGGGTCCAATGCTCCAGCAATCCCACCTGGAGAAGTGATAGCAGTCCAAACACCTCCTGCGTATTGGTGAACGTGCATCGTGGTAGGAACAGCCAAATCCCGGCTTACTCTAATTAGTCTGGTCTCGCCTACCAACGGGACGTATCTAGAAAGGTGGACCACAGGGTTTGAATTCACTGCCATACCATACGGCTTGTATAACCCAGGGCGAGCGCACACATATCCGTCTGACCAGACCATATTGCGAACCTGAGAACACCCCCCAACAGGAATATTCACTGGATGTCTGTCGTAGAAGACTCCCAGTGACATATCGAATAGAGGGACGTTGATAATGTTGGAGCGAGCGAATTCCCCCATTACCTATACCCCCACCTGTTAGGGTATCTCCGTCGGCTTTGTCCAGATGGTCTCTCACGACCCATCGCTTGAGCTTCCGAACGGTAAAACTGTATTGTTTGATTCTTCTGGGTTTGGAGTTTCATTTGCTCGTGATAGGCATACCCGATGAGCCCAGTTTTTTCCATAATTGCCAATTGCAAGCCTTTGGGAGGGGAACCATATAATTCACGCTCGTAATTCTGCTGCATATTGGGTTCGTCGAAAAACATACTAACCTTGTGTAGGCAAGTGGTCTGGACCACGGTTCTGTGGTTGGTGAGTAGCGGATGCAAAGAAGCAGACTCACTTGGGGGGATGTAGCTCACAGGCTTAATTCGCTGAAACCCAACTGCCAACAAATAAGGTTCATCCGGGACTGGACGAAGATTTAGGAATGACCGGCCTACATCATTGGTTGTGACAAAGTATTCGACGGGACAGCCACGTTCCGTAACTTTGCGAGAACTGCGACGTATCGAGGTTTGTTGACTTTCACTAAATAATTCACGAACAAACCGACCTTCTTCATCCAGCAAAGCGACAAAGTGACACTGAGAAACTTGGGTTTCGTGCCACCAAGAGGAATCTTCCCATTCTTCATATTCGTGTGGGGTCTCGAATTCGTATCGAGAAATCCCTGCTTGAGTTACCATAATACCGGGGGCAATCCAGCGGCCCGACTTCAACGTCGGGGCCGCCAGATTCAAAGGCCAGGTTGAACTGACTTCTTCCAATTGCAGAGGAGACACGCGCAGACAATTCCAAGGGATAACCACAGACAGGTCATCCATCCAGGATTTAAAATCCGCATCGAAGCGAGACATAATCACTGGATTACGTCTTGGGAATAATTCAAATACGCTTGTCTTTAGCTCTGCAACAGTCATTAGTCAATATTCACCCTTTGACGACGATTGACTTTTGGTTTTTGTTGGGCAGCGGCAGCCACTTGCTCAAAAGGAGGAATTACCGGAGGAGGAGTTGCGGACACCCAATTGGTTGAAGGCGCACCCCCACCCACAACCTGGTGAGCCGGCTCTCCATCAATTCCAAGATGCGCAGCCAAAGGCGGAGGAGGGGGAGGAATGAACGTCGGTTGCTGCACCTCCACCTCTTCTCGGGTAGGCAATTGGTTCGCAGGAACTCCCTGGTCGATCATCTCATTCAGGGCTCCACTCACCAGCTCTTCAGGAAGAATTGGGACATCCAACTGAACTGGGTCAGGCATCAAGTCTTCCCAAGCCTGTTGCTGGGTGACTTGGCTGGTCTGAGAATACGCTTGTTCCTGTAGCGCCTGTAAGCTGCGCCGGAAGTTTTCCTCGCGCTCTGCTTTCATCTGTTCAATCTGCAGCATCTTCTCTTCATACTCTTTTTGAATTCGCAGTTCTTCCGAGTATCCAAAGAGTTTTTGGCGAAGGCTGATTTGAGGATTGTATCCTTTGGCAACCAGCTTAACGGGGTCCTTGGGGAGAATCGTACCATCCAAGGCGTATAGAACTCCGTCCTGCCAAATCAGATTGCCGTAATTTTCGTGCGGTTTCTTCACGTCATACATATTTTGAATTGCCTTTCTTTATTTTAACAAAAAGTCCCGGGGCCTAAGCCCCGGGAAACAACGTGTTTTGGCTACGGACGTTCGCGGTATTCCAGGAAGGGGAACCCGACCTGGGTGCCACCAGAACCCTGAGTGCCTTGGTGGAAGATGATTTCATCCCCACGGTAGGCCAAAATTCGAACTTCCTTATACTTCTGAACTCCCAGCGGGTCAGACGGGTCCGGCGCTGCGAAATCCAGGTCTCTCTCCACGGTGTTGGGACCTACCCGACCAGCAGGCAAGGAGACGGTCGCAGCCGCGTTGATGATGGTTGCCGTCCCACCTGCTCTTGCTCGCCGCCGCACCTCAAATACTGGAGGGGTTGACACTGCGCCAGTATCTGCGGTGTGGTGAAACCCAGCAGTAAGCAATTCAATTTTGGGATGGGTGACCTGGAAGGTCATAATGGTTCCAGTCCCGCTGGTAAGGTTGGTGCTGCCCCCTACGTGGCGGTGGACCGTTTGATATCTGCCCGCTTGAGCAGACTTTGCAACATTCGACATTGAATTATCCTTTCTTACCTATTAGGCTGGTAGAGAACCGACTCGCATCATTCGAATTTCACCATCGGTGGCAAAATTCCAAGTGCGAGCAAAACCACCATACCAAACCCAGCAAATAGCCTTGGTTCGGCCGTAGCTCTCGGCGAGAGCCCGCTGGAGTTCGAAGGGATACAACTCCAATTCAACAACCGGGTCGTCACCGAAAAAGACGCACTCACCGCACCCATTGGGTAGGTTGTTGTTGAGACAGTTGTTCTCTTCGAGAATTCTGAAGTTGTAATACTCCGTCATCTCTCCGTTGAGCAATTGAGCCGGCTTATACCGCTTCATAATGTCCACATACTCGGGGTCATCACTGAGCGAACGAGAAGTGGACTCGGTTACAATCCCGACATACTGACTGGAACCTGCAAACCCGGGGATGTTATACGTGGACTTCATCAATCCACGGATATTTTTCAGGTCATACGCCGATACTGGGCGAGACGCTACGGCCAAAGCCACGCCGGCCGTTCCAAGAGTGAAGTTCTTGTTGCCAATCGGCCCGGTCGGGGTGTAAACGAATTCACACGTCCTAAAGGGGACGGCGCTCAATTTGTCCAGCTTCTGAATCCCGTTGTTGGTCAACTGACGGATGATCATTGACTCAAGACTGAGTTGAGACAACAAAGAAGCCCGGTCATTCCAAGGAATTTCCAGGCGGTATTCACGGACAGTTGCCAGCTTGGCACGAATCGGCAAAGTTCCCTGGGGGATGTCACCATCCTCCGAGACCTCACGACCTTCTTCGGCGATATTGCCCACGGTGATGAACTTGACCTCGTCGCCCATATGGGCTCCGAAATCGCCTTCAGGGCGAACGAATTGACGAAAGACCTGTCTGTTCTGGGCAGCTAGACGAACGTCTTTGGAGAGTTGCTGTAGTCGTAGGTCAACTACATCTGCACTGGTGATAGGCATTGCACTTTGGACTCCTTCAAGGTTTTAGTGTGTTTCAAGCACTGGCCCCTTGAAGGTCGAGTCCTGCCGACGTATCTGGCCGTTACTGATAATCCCAACCAATATAATAATTATCGGTTGAACTTGTCAAGAACTTTCTGGTGGCGCTCTTTCATCTCTTTGAGATGCTCATTCTGGTTGTAGCCAAGTTGCTCTTCTCGGGAGATTTGCATCCGCTGTCCAGGTTGCAAGACGTTGTGAGATGAATTACCTGTGCTCATATAGGCTGGCGTGTTCAAATCTACCTCCCCCGGTTTGTAGCCGAATTGGCTCATAGTATCTGACGCTTCTCGAAGAACTCCCTGATATCGTGCTTCAGGGTCCATATTGGGGTTGAGTTCCAAGCTTCGATTCCAATACCGAGAGATAAGTTCCTGGGCGCGGTAGTCCTGCGCCAGCTTGGGGTGCTCTTTGACGAACCGCTGTTGGAGAGTCTCTTGAGTTTTGCGCCCAACCTCCAACTGTTGCTGGTATTGCTGTTGCTTCTTGTCGATAGTCTTCTCGACTACCTTGGAGGTGTATTCAGCCAGCTTCTTGCGGTCAATCACAATCTCGTTTGAGTTTTGCTGGGGGGTGGTCTGGTTGTTTACCCCTTGCATAATCTTGTCCCAATCGAATTCTTCGTTCTGGTTTGAATTCAATTGACCCAACAACATATTGTTGGTCTGCTGTTGCTGGTGGTGCTGTCTGCTGCTATTGGATCGAAGCTGTTCATTCTGTAATTGCAAGTCAACCAATCGTTGCTGCATAGCCGCCAAGTCCGTGGGTTCGCCAAAACCGTTCATTTCATCTCCTTGTTGCTTTTGATTCTACTTTCCAACCTGTCCAGTTGCTCCGACCTACCTTTAATTACCAATAACTGGTCGACAGTAGGCGGGCAACTGGACAGGGCTTTCAGCACTTCCTTTCGTTCTTGGTCTATGAAATCCATAAACGCAAGTCCGCTGAAGTGCTTACTCATTCTGCTGTCCAATTGACCCTCCTAACACTAGACGGGAACGGGGAACTTGTTGGGTTCATCCTCTCCGCGTCGAACCATCTCCTTGTGGACCATAGAAGTGGTTTGGTTGCTGTTACGCTCCTCTCCATACTTCGCCTGGATCAAGTTGGTGGCTTGGTCTGCCCCACGCTCGGAAGGGTGGGTGGTGCCTTGTCGCATTGGCATTTTGAGCTTCCTCCTTCCCTACTTAATTTCTGGATTGCTGTCCACATAGGACAGCGAACCGGACCTTGGCAATTGCGATTTGGCTTTGGTTCGCTCAATTACCGCATCTGCCTTAACTGTTCCTCGACCTTTGGACAGGAATTCTGCCCGGTCTTCTTTCAGGTATTCACTCCCTGGGGAGGTTGGTCTGCAAATGTATTTCTCGCTCATTCTAGAATCCTTTCGGGGGTATTGGGAAGTCTTTGGGGGCACCCGTCCCCTGGAAGGGTGAGCCCGAGGTCGTATCCATAGTATCAGCTTGGATGGGTTCCGCAAGACCTCCGAACATACTCTCCAGCCCAAAGAAGTCCGGGACTTGGCGCTGCTGGTCTTCCACTGCCTCTCCCAACAACACTTTGAGACTATCTAATTCTTCAATTGGAGTATCCACTGAATCGAGACTTAGCACCTCTTCCGGGTCCCAGCCGAAGGCCATACAGAGCTTGATCATCATCTTCTCGATACGAACCTTCTGCAAAGCTTGGGGGATTCTTCCAATGGTCTGAAGGAAGAAGGTAACTTGCTCGATGACAGCTTGGCGCTCCATCAGCGACGAGAAGATTCGAACGACGAACCGGAAGAAGCCACCCAAACGCTCGTATCTCTTTCTGTTGTCCCACTTCGATACCGCAGTTAGAACTCGGTCCCACTCGCCTACCAACTTCTTCCATTGTTCCAATTGTTCGGGGGTTCCATTCACAGGAGGTTTGGGAATTATCCTCGCCTTATTAGCTAATACCCAGGCTTCCCACTGTTCATTGGGAGTGTATTGAAGACTACGAAGAAACAAACGGTGAATTAGTGGTTGAAGCAGACGCTCTTCAATACCCTTGAATATCTCAACAATGAAAGAGCCACCCTGGGCTTCCCGAGCATTGAACTCCCCTGCAGTGACCCTACCTCGGGATCTAGGCATACCCATCATATCTTGAGTAAGACCGGTGTGCTCGGCATATGTAGTTTGGAACCATTGGCTGAATTGCCAAAAACCAGGAGGCAAATCTGCTGGCGAGATGATCCTTACAACAGGGTCGTTTGCTCCATTGAAAGTATTCACATATACCGCCTTGTTGGGGTAGAGTATGCAACCCTCTTCCTTGTCTTCTAGGCGGTCACGATTCACCTCATATGGAGGTTCGAGGACCTTTTGGAAATAGTCCAACAGCATATTGATCATATCGTGTCGGACTTCAAAAGCATCAGCATTCTCAGTAATTGGCGACTTGCCATATACTGCATTGGGAGTCTCGATGAAGGGAGAGTAAACAATTGCAGACTTCTGGTCCCAGAATGGATTGTCTGCTGGTCCGTAAACCACGTCATACCCATTAGCTACTACCAAATACTTCTTGGTGAAAAGATTACGGCCGTTAGATGTGTCTGGGAGAGTGCCCTCCAGGTGAGTTAGAATTACCTCTTGAGTCTCTCTTGAATTGCCACCTTCATTGACTCCTTGTTGAGAAGAGTCCCTATTGTCGAAAGCTTCCGCTTCACACCCACGAGCAATACACCTTTTAACAGCCTGCATATCATACCCAAGAACCTCTGCCTGTTGAAGAAGGTCCCCAGTTGTAATTCGAGTTTGCCAGATAATGTATCTGTTATGGCCGTAGGAGTCCAACCATACGTAGGCGGGGTCCATTGCCTCCAAGAGAACCCGAGGTGTGGCATCGTTTTGAATAAACGGCATAGATTTGGAGGAACGGATATCCGGGTTGTTTCGGAACATAGAGAGCTGAGATTCAATGGCTTCCGAACTCATTAGCTCATTTGTAGTTTCTGGTTTGCTGTGCGGAGTCTGGTGCTCTCCCAGCTTCATCGAAACCATCGCATACATCTGGGATGTGATTAGTCCATTGCGGATGATATTCCTAAAGAACTGATTGAACCCGACATCTGGGTGTTCCAATTGGAATTGCGTCCAGTTCTTTGCAAGGTTAATTAGAACTTGTTGTTGGGGTATGATAGCTACCGCTTCAAACCAATTCGGGTTCTGTTCACGAACCTTACCAACTGCAGCGGCATATTTCTCGACAGTCATAAAAGTGGCCGGAAACTTTTTCCGAGACATCCAGTCGTCCTTGTCCAGGTCACTGACATACGTGGAGTGGTATAACTCCCAAACGTGGCGGGCTTTGTCCTCAATTGGTAACTTACGTTCCTTTTCCAAACGAAGCAGCTCACGTAGGCGCTCACAAATTCGGATGTTTTCAGCAGCTCGTTCTCCGATGTCGCTGCGAGACCATTCGAATTGAGTCAACCTATCATTCAGCCTTATTTCGTCTAGGCTAGGACTGTTTGGGTTACCCTCATCATCAATGAACCTTGTCCCCAAAAAATGGTCTTGCATTACCTTCTCCTTCGACTGAATCTACCACGCGGGATTTGCTGTTGTTGAACTCTTCTTACACCATCAATGGAAACTGAGCCCCCACTGAGAAGACCAGGCGTCTGGCTTGAATTCGTTCCTGACCTGCGAATTAAGACTATACCATATCGAATAGCATCTGCAATGTGGTCGTAAAATCCGTCTTTCACTGGGTCTACTACTCCTCGGGGAGTTCCAGGTTTGTTGCAGTAACCTGTCTCGAACATCTCAATCAGCAAGTGGCACTCAGGGTCTATAAGGAGAGATGGTTTAGGTCCAGAATCTCGAATTTCTCTACCTGACCTGGAGGACATCTCACTCAATAAACTATTCACTACTTCCACACCATACCCAATAGTGTGAATCAAATATTGTGGTTCCAGTCCCTTCTGTCTCATAATATCGTGGTAACTGGGTCCGTTACCTGTCTTTTGTCGGCCGGCCGCGTCGGTGTAGTCTAAGTAATTCGCACCTGGGTATTTCTCCCAAGTATAATCAACCACTTCTTTCAAGAAAGGTTCGAACAGAGTCTTCTGCGCAAACTTAACCCCTAAGACCCGAACCTGTCTGCGGTCCAGGTCATTCTGTGCAATGATGCAGGGCATACCATTCCAACCAAAATCCCACATCCGAATTATCGGGTAGCGAGGGTTCCACTCCAATGAAGTCTTACTTACGTGAACTGACCTATTGAATTGTGCCTGATAGATTGGGTCACCTGGAGTATCTGGTCCGAATTCACCACTGCGTAAGCGGGCATACGAACTAGGGCTGTTCGAATAGTCTCTGTCTACCGACTCTACATAACCGGGGTCCAGGTGCTCCGCATTACCCTCAATTGGCATATGTAGTGCCCGATAGTGGGAGCCCGGGTCGTGAGGGTCGTTATCCAAGAACCACTTGCGGTAAATCCACGAATTGCGACCTGGAGGGTTACAGATGTAAAAGATGATCTTACGGTCTACGCCGGCTGTGTCACGCATACGGCCTGGGATGGTTTCGGCTAGAATCTCCGAGATGGAGTCCGCTTCCTCCAGCAACACGAAGGAGTATTTGGTTGAACCGAGCGCATCTGATTTGGCTTTCCCAGTCTGAACTAGTGATTTATCAGACCGCATAAAAAAGGTGGACTCATTGGGTAAGACCACCTGGGGCACGGGCTTTTCCCTTTTCTTGTGGAGAATTCCGAATCGAGATAGAAACCCGGTAACCTCTGGCATCACGGAGAGTGCTACGTCACCGGCAGTTCGCCGAATTGCCAACGTGTTGACGTTTGCGTGACTGCACATCTGGTCCAAGATATGTGAAAGAGCCGCCCAAGTTTTTCCTGAGCCTACACCTCCGTAGAGAAGAACGTGCAGATGCTGATTCTTAGGAACAGTCGAAGTCTCCAGCAAAGCTTTCAGTTTGCGCTGATTGTAATTGGGGTTGAAGTTTCTCTTGAAGACATCCGCCAAAGCGGCTGAATTGGCCATCTCATTTGCAAGAGTGTGGAACACCACTTCTAAGGGTGTAGGGACGTGAAAGTTCTGAATTTTGAATTCTTCTAACACTAAATTGCCTCTTCCAGTCGTCTACCAAGTGAGACAATTTGTTGTCCACCTGCCAACCCGCTACGGCTACCCGAGAAGAACTGGACGGCTTTTGTAGCCATAATTACTCGCTTCTCTGGTTCAATGTCTGGGAAGACGATGAGTTCGAGGAACTTCTTTAGCATCTCGACAATCTCAGAGGACCACTCAATTCGGAGTGTCTGCTCCTCCATAATTTTCTTGGCTTCGCGTTCCGCTTTGACTACTCCAGTCAGGATATTGAGCATCACGGTGGCATCCTTCGCTGATAGAGAGCCCGACACTCCGAACACGGTTGCCAAGTGTTCAGTAATTATCTTTTTCAAGTCCTCCATCTCGTAGTCTTCCATCTCATACCGATCCTGTGCCTCTGAGACGATGCCATCGGCTACTTTACGGAGGTTGGCAACGTGCCGGCTCTCAATCCCGTTTCGATACTCGACAGCCAGAGTCCTGAGTGCTGCCAGTTCGCTTCGAATCGTTTGAAGAGAATCACTGGAAAGGAAGTCAAGAAAGACCTGTGTGAGTGAAGTAGGGACCATTTGCTGGGTCTGTGGAATTCTAGTTACGTGATCCATCTGGATACCATAGCAAAAACAAAGAGCCTCGGGAAGACCGAGACTCTTTGAACCCTGCTGAGTTTTTATTTCACTCCCACTTCACCAGGAATGAAGCTTATTCGCTCTTACCGCCGATTTGAGTCAAGTCTACCGTGGTGTAGACGACTCCTCTACGTTTGAGGTCAGCGACCAACAGCCCAACCATATACTGCTGTCCGCCTAGAAGCTTAATTGCCTCCACAAACGAAGGCTCAAGTCCGCGAACGGTATAAGAAGCAGAATTTGGAGAAGGTGCAGCGGGGGCACCTTGAGGAGCAATCCCTTGTCCACTGGCGGCCAAAGCTTCTTTTTCCGCCTTTGATTTGGGACCACGCTTTTTACCTGCGTAAGGTAGTAGCGTAGATGGAGCAGATGGAACACTTTGAAACGATGCGGGAG